AGAAAAACAGGGCAGTACCAAGTGAAGGAACTAAGCGGACAGGAATTAATGGCTAAGGCATTAATCGAGGCTCAAAGCGTCTTAGCTGCTAAAGACAAGCAGATTGAGGAAATGAAACCTAAAGCATTATTCGCTGATGCAGTAGCAACTAGTCATACATCTATTCTCGTTGGTGAACTTGCAAAAATTCTAAAACAAAATGGCATTGACATGGGTCAGAAGCGTTTATTTGCATGGCTCAGAGAAAAAGGATATCTGATCAAGCGCCAGGGCACTGATTACAACATGCCTACACAGAAGGCCATGGAGCTAGACCTCTTTGAAATCAAGGAAGGCTCTTATGTCAACGGCTCAGGAGTAAATATCACTACTAAGACGCCTAAGGTTACTGGCAAGGGTCAGCAGTATTTCATTAACAAGTTCCTTCAATAGGAGAGTGATCATCATGGATGAATGGAGTATCTCAATTGATGAAGTTATGAAAATAACTCACAAAAGCCGTGACTTCATCCTAAACGCTATAGAACAGGGCGTAATGCCTGGGTCAGTAGTAAAACATGACTCAGGTAAAAGAAGTACTTACATTCCACGTAAGGCCTTCTTCGATTACATGAACAATTACTATAGAGCTCCTTCAGATAAGTTGATTGCAGCAGTGGTAGAGGAGCTCACTAAAAGAAAGACAATTGAATAAGTAGCATAGTTGCTCGTAGGCACCTAAGGCTAGGAGACAAATAATAATTCGTAGAATGAACTGCAATACATAATTTTTTGATATCTCTCCTAATTGACTAAATTACTGTTACGTATACAGTCTCCTAGCGCTAAGTGCTTATGAGCACAAAAAAAGAACACACGACAGCCATCGTGTGCTCCACTCAATCTTGGAAAAGATTGATAAAAATCAGACAGTGCTAATTGTAGCACAGAAAGAGGAAATTATGAATAGTAAAAGAATCTTATTAATTGCATTTAATGCATTTGTTTTAGGCACAGTAATCTCAATGATTACTTCAGGAAGTAATTGGGATAGTACAGCCGTACATGTCTCAAGTGCTTTCTCATTAGGATTAAACATCTTATTTTTGGAATATATCGGATTAAAGGGGGATAAATAATTATGATCAAACACGTAGAAACACCATTCCTACACCTTGAGATTAAAAACGGGAACTGTGAAGTAACAGGAACAGGCAATACATGGCATTACTTACTTCTGTTTGCCTTTGCTGTTAAAGCAGCAAAAGAAGGACAATTCACAAACGGCTTTGCTAATAAATATGAAGAAAGAGAATTCAATAGAATTCTAAATAAGGTATATGAATGTCCTGATGCTGCAATTGAAGCGTTTGGGCAGTTAGGTGATGTAAATAGTTATGATGCAATCTGTGAGGCTTTGGAGAAGCTAGACAACTTGTTTGAGGGGGATTACTTAGATGGAGAATAAGAAAGATATTCTAGAAAGCCTGTTTGAGACTCTCACTAGAACTAGAAAGTGGAGTGATGAAATAGCAGAAATGCTATATCACAAGGATAAGAACGGCAATGAAGAGGTCACTGTCAGACTTTATGAAGGTAATGCAGAAATGCTTATTGACGTTACTGGGGACAGTGGCATGGCTCTTATTAAAGACGTTATTAACGCTTTAGAGGATATGTAATATGTGGAAATGGGACCCTTACAAGCCTAACCCTCCTTATGAGAGGTTAGCCTGGAAGCTGGATAGATTCATGTGTGACGATAAGCTTGAACGCAGAAAAATCTATGATGAAGTAACAGGCGATGATCTATATAACATCGAAGTACACCAGTACATGGATAATTCAACAAGAGTCAGAATCATCTATCTTGATGATACTGCTCACATGGTAACTAGAATCGTTGATGTGACAGGCATGAAAATAGAAGAGGCATATCAGTATGTGGTGCATAGTATTAGTTACTCAGATGTCAAAAAAATCTCAAAAGAAGAAATTGATGCAATCGATGCCATTGAAGGCAAAGTGAGAAGAAGATACCTGCGTGCATATGTTCATTCTCCAGAGTGCTTTGAATGCACAAAGGTGCGCTTAGGTATTGATTAATGACTGAATTCAAAAATCTATTCGATTGCATTTATGAAGAGATTCCCAAGACAAAAGAAGGGTGGCTCTCTCAGAGACGAAAAGGTATCGGTGGTTCAGATGCTGGAATAATCGAAGGTGTCAACCGCTACACAACTTTACATGAGCTTTGGGAAGACAAGACAGGCAGACAAAAAAGACCTCAGGTCTCAAATCATGCTATTGAGCTGGGAAACCGTCTAGAACCTGTAATGTTCAACTTATTTAAAGCACTCTATAGTGATGACTATGAAGTCATTGATACAAAGGATTATTCGTTATCTCGCAAGGATAAGGATTGGATGCGAGCCAACTTGGACGGCGCTCTTATTCGTAAGGAAGATGGATCAACAGGGATTTTAGAAATAAAATCAACGACCATAAATAAGTGGCAGTACTTCCAAGAAGAATGGGGCGATGATTCAATGCCTCAGACATATTACTGTCAGTGCTTGCACTATATGAATGTGACAGGTGCTGAATTCGTTGTCTTATTCGCAATAGCCATGATGCCGTGGTGCGATGAAACCAAGACAATTGTAAGAAGAATTGAAAGAAGCGAGGTGCTTTTGGATCTCATGCAGCTAGAGGCTGATGAAGAAGCCTTCTGGAAAAAGCACATCGTGGAAGATAAGGAACCAAATTTTATTTAAAGGAGAAAAAGAATGAGATTTAAACAAGAAATTAAAGACCGCTTATATGGCGGTCACATCGGAATCGAAACAGACAAGATTGATTTTGAGATTCTCAAAGTCATGCTTGCAGATGACAAAAAGAAAGTTGAAGGGCTTGAGTGGCCTTTCGGTGCAGTGAGTGCAGTTATCGCAGTTGCACCAGATGGAGCAGTAGTTGCATTAAAAGAAGAACACGCTGAAAGCTATGAATTAGTAAAGTATCAGGATGCGGTGGAAGAAGATATGCAGCCTATTAATGCGGATGTCAATGAAGTTGCTGAAATGCCTAGTTTAAGTGTTGTAAAGGTCATTCCAGCACAGATTGAAGGCTGTAACGTAAAACACTTCAAAGAGGCTGTAAAGTCTTATTTGAAACGCTATGACGGCATTGTAGTGGCTGCAGACAACTATAAAGAGTTATCTGATGTTGTTTCTAAACTGAAGAAAGAAAAAGACAATGTCAATGAAAGCAAAAAGGCAGTCAAAAAAGAAGCGATGAAAGTCTACACAGATTTTGAGAACGATATGAAAGAAGTTCTTAAGATGTTTGATGCTTCTATTAGTTCATTATCTAGTGATATTAAGGAATTCACAGACAAGGAAGTTGAAGAAAATAAGAAAGTTGTCGAAGCTCTATGCAAGAAGGCTCTTCATGATTACGTAGAAAGAAATGATTTCAATGAATACTTTGCTGCTAATTTCTTCAATACGAATCCTCGTTGGAACACGTTGAAGAAATTCATTAATAACCATAAGCCAACAAAGGCACTTGTTGAAGAAATCAAACAGGAATGCGAAAGAGTTAAAAAGGAATATGAAATCTATCAGCAGAAAATTGAAGGTTTATGCATCTATTTAGAAGCAAAATGCAAGGAGACGGACATTGATCAGCAGATGTTTGATTTAACTCTATACAAAAAGATGCTAATACAGGAGTCTCTCGAAAGTCTTACAAAGGACATTGATTGCAGAATCAACGGAATCCTAAGAAACAGAGAACTTCAGAAACAGAAGGAAGAAGAAGCAAAGAAAAAGGAAGTTAAGCAGCAAGAGCCTGTAAATGCTTCTCCAGAAGAAAATGAACCTCTCAAAATGTTAGTTGGTAAAATCGTAGGAACAAATTCAGCACTAAATGAATTAAAAACATCTCTAGACTATCTCAAAGCCAAATATGATGGTTGTTTCGATTATGATTTAAGATTCCCTAGAAAGAAAGAAGGTAAATAAAAATGACAGTTAAAAACAGTTTAAGAAAAGACACAAACAAAGCAAAATTCAGTACTTTTATCGCAAGCCCAGCAGTACAGAGAAAAATCAATGATGTTGTTGGTGGTAAGAATGTAACACGTTTCATTGCTTCTATTACTTCTACAGTTGTCAATGATCCAAAGCTTCAGGAGTGTGAGCCTAATAGTATCATTACTGCCGCATTCCTTGGTGAAGCGCTTAACTTATCTCCTTCTCCTCAGTTAGGACAATACTACTTTGTACCTTACAAGACTAAGAGAGGAACAGTGGCACAGTTCCAATTAGGTTATAAAGGCTACATTCAGCTAGCTATCAGAAGTGGACAGTATAGAAAATTAAATGTTATTTCGATTAAGGAAGGTGAATTAATCCGTTATGACCCTCTTAATGAAGAGATTGAAGTCAGATTAATTGATGATGAACTTGTAAGAGAGAACGCTAAGACAGTCGGCTATTATGCAATGTTTGAATATACAAACGGCTTTAGAAAAACAATGTACTGGTCAAAAGAGAAGATGGAAGCACATGCGCTTAAATACTCTCAAGGATATGCAGCAGATAAAAGAAAAGGCACTAACTGGACATTCTGGTCTAAAGATTTCGATGGAATGGCATATAAGACTATGCTTCGTCAGTTGATCAGTAAGTGGGGTATCATGTCAATTGATCTGCAGAATGCTATTGATGCAGATATGGCAGTAATCAATAGTGATGGCACAAAAGAGTATGTTGATGCTCCTGTTACATTTGTAAACGATGAAGAACCACAGGCACATGAAGAAGCACCTAAAGCAATCGAACATGAAAGTTCAGCGCCTAAAGCACCACAGCCACATGAAGAATCTGACAAGGTTCTAGAAGAGGCGATAGTCAATACTGATTTCGGCGATGCTGAATTTGGTGACTTTGGTGAAGATTTTGATTATGAACAGTTCTAATTAAAGAAAGGAAGACATGAGGGATGGATGAAAAAAGAAGATGGATCAAGTTATACATGATGGACTACGACGAAGTCTATCATGATTCAAAAATGCTACACATTTGGATTGACATCCTTCTTCATGCCAATCCTGTTGATTACTACCATCATGGACAGCTTATCAAAAGAGGACAATGCATTTTGTCTCTTAGACAGGTATCGGAAAGATGCGGGATGGCAAAAAACACCATTACTAAATATCTTCACCTCTTAGAAGAGTGCGGAAAAATCAAATTAGATATATCTAGAAAAGGCACTCTTATAACAGTTGAGAACTGGGACAAATATCAGAACCGTGTCTCACCTAGTGTCCTAAAAATAGGACAAGAGGTAGGACAAGAGGTAGGACAAGAGGTAGGACAAGAGGTAGGACAAGAAGTAGGACAAGAAGTAGGACGTAATAAGAATAAAAGAATAAAAGAAATAAAGAATAAAAGAAGACTGTCTGTCAGTGACTCTGACTTGTCTGATTTAAAATCTTTTCTTATTGAAAATGACTTTGAAGAAGTTTCCGATGAAGTAATAGAGACATGCAAACTCTATGGACTTGAGAAAATAACCAATCTAAAGAACTTTGCTTTAGCAGTAGCAAAAGAAAAGAAATGGTACCAGAAGAAAAAGAAACTTAAAAAAAGAGTAACTGAAGAGGATAAAGAAGAATTAAGAAGATTAACGGAAGAATTAGGAGGGGATTTATAACATGACAAATTTTGAATTTTATGAAGATGAAATTAAATCTAGAGGCTTTAAATTTGCGGTAGATAAATCAAACGGTGAATTATTCTGCTGTGGGCAAGAAGGATCATGCGATAAATGTGTATTTTGTCCTGATACAAAGGAATTACTAAAGGGAAGAGCTAAATTCGTGTGTTCAAAAATCAATATCGTTAGATGGCTATATCAGAAGCACAAGATAAAAATGAATGCTCTGGAATACGGCTTACTTGAATATATGCTATCTGAAGGTTATGAATGGGTATCACGTGATGATGATTTCACAATCGCGTTCTTCACATTGAAGCCAATCGATAAGGATGGTACTTGGTTCTCTCCTGAGGGCGGATTTGATGAACCACTCAATTGTGTTCCTCTTTGTGAGAAGTTATTTGAATTCTTAAGAGAAGACGAATTATTTAACGTTGCAGAATTACTTGAAACGAAAGAGGTGGTTGAAGATGCTGAAGAATAAAGAAGAAAGAACCTCATTTTTAAGAAATGAGAAGAACTGGGAAGCTGAGTATTTAACAGCTGATATTAAAATGCTGACTTTAAAATTAACACCTAAACTATATGTCAGAAAAATTCAAGTGATGGGCTTTAATAAATATTTTAAAAAAAGTGGATGGTATACGCAGTTTACTAAGTTCTTTTATCCTGATGATCTATATTATGGTCCTAATGCTTCAGATACAGAATTATTAAAATATTTAACTGCACATAAAAATGATGATTACATTGAAGACTTAGAAGTAGAAGGAGAACAGTAAAATAATGAGAATAAATGAAGTGTTAACAAGAGTCGATGAAGATGAACTCATTGACATTAGATGTAAAAGTTGGAATTTTTGTATACAAGGAACAAAATGGGAAATCACTCATAGTGACACATTCATGGATAACCATTATGGAGATATGTTAGTAACTCATATTGAAGTAAATGATTCGCCAAGAGGACACGCAATCATGCTATTGGCTGATTCTGGAGAAAGTATAAGAGGTTAGATTTATGAAACTCTATAAGCCAAAAAGACCTAGTGTCAACCCTCAGTGCAGTATGTTCTTCGTTGGTGATCAAGGCTTTGTGAAATATGGCGATGAACGCTATTTGGAATATTTAGAAAGATATTGTGATGATCTAGAGGAATACTGTGACGGATTGAAAGAGATTATTCATGAACTGATTTTAAATACTAGACCAGATGATGAATTATTCCTTTCGGTTATAGAGCGAGTTCCATTAGAAGACTTGGAAAAGCCAAAAATGATAAATAACCTGTTTTTAGCAAAAAAACATAAAGGAGAAAAATAGATGGATTCACATGAATTAAATAATATGCTTGGTGCTCTTGTATCAAATTGTCCGGAACTTGAAAAAGTATGCGAGACATGGGGCGACCAGCACATGCTAACAATTGCAATGGAAGAAAATGCAGAACTTATACAAGCAATATCAAAAATCAAACGTAATGGATTGGACCCAATCAACGCTTCACATTTGGATGAAGAGACTGCAGATGTATTGATATGTATCTGTGAGTTATTTGTGATGGGATATCTAGATGTCCATAAAATTGCTGAAATCATAGAAAGAAAAGTAGAAAGATCTATGAGAAGAACTCAGGATCATATAAAGGAATTAGAAGAGGAGGCTAGCTTCAATGGTGTGTTTTAGTGCCGAAAAAGTACATGAAATTGTAGAAGAAAAGGAAACTGAATATAAGAAGCTAGAAGAAGAGTATTCATATTTGAAAGAAGAATATGGAGAGCTTGAAGAAGTATGCCAAGATTTAAAAAAAGAAAACAATACTCTAAAAAGAGAAAAAACAACCCTAATGAAAGCAAATGCTACTGTATTGAATTTCTATAGAGAAGATTGTGGGAAAATGGATGATCTTCAGAAGTTGAATAATAAACTTGTTAAAAGCTGTAAAAAGGCTAACAGGGATTTCTTTATTCTTGCAGCAGCTTATGTTGCTACACTGATGTTGATGATTTACTTATTTATCAGATAGGAGTGATATAGATGTTTTTATTGCAGGTATTAGAAAATGTATTTTCTGTGTTTGCTATCGTTATGCTGATTGTTGCTGTCCTTATTGTGATATCAGTAATTGCTATTGCAGTGTTCGTTATTGTGTCGGTCGTTGTGAATGGCGTCGAAGAAGATAAAGAGAATAATAACTTATGACAAGAAAAGACAAGGAGGAACACTATTAATGCTTAATCGTGCTTTATTAGTCGGAAGACTTACAAGAGACCCCGAACTAAGAAGAACAGGGAGTGGAAAGGCAGTCACTTCTTTCAATCTAGCAGTAGAAAGAAACTTCAAGAGCGATGATCAGGAGGCTGACTTCATTAATTGTGTGTGCTGGGGGAAGATTGCGGAAAACACAGAGCGCTATTGCTCTAAAGGTTCGATGGTTTCAGTAGATGGAAGAATCCAGACAAGAAATTATGACAATAACCAAGGCCAAAAGGTATATGTTACTGAGGTGATTGCTGACTCTGTACAGTTTATTAATACAAAGAGAGATAGTAATACAGCTACTGCACCACAAGCACCAGTAAATAATCAAGCACCTGTTAATAACTATGCGAGCAATGGACTGATTCATCAGTTCGAGGATGAAGGCTTAATCATGGATGAAGAGGATATTCAATTCTAATGAGCAAGTACAACTCAAGAAAAACTACAGTTGACGGCTTCACATTCGATTCTAAGAAGGAAGCAAAACGCTATCTAGAACTTAAACAGATGGAAAAAGACGGATTAATTCATAATCTACAATTGCAGGTGCCGTTTGAGTTAATCCCTCCTTTTGAAATTGAGATTGATGGCAAAAAGAGAAAAAGAAGAAGGATGGAGTATATCGCTGACTTCGTCTATTACATCAATAACGTTAAAGTTGTGGAAGATGTTAAAGGCAGAAAAACAGAAGTATATAAGATTAAGAAAAAGATTTTTGAATATAAATTCAAAACAACGATAAAGGAGACGTAGGATAATGAAAAATTTACAAATGTTAACATCAGAAGAAACAGCAGACTTATTTGGTATTTCAATGGAAACATTGAGAATGTGGCAAGAGACGGGAGTGTTATTACCTATCAAAACAGAAAAAAATTACATGTACTCGCAAAGTGCAATCGAAAGATTTCAAGAAAAGTATGAAGGGTTTGATATGTCAACACCTGAAGGAGTTAATAAAGCATATAACACTCTTAATATAAATGAGACAAAAGCTACTATAAAAGAGATTGGTGAAAATATTAAGTCTGTAAAATTAAGTCGCTCCGAGATTGCGTATAGCAAAAAAGAACTAAGAAAAAAGAAAATTTTAAAGCTTGTGAAAAAAAGAGAAAATGAAGGTGCATACTTCACAGGCACTAACAAGGAATTAGAAAAACAATTCAACTGTTCGTGTACAACAGTTGTTAAGTGCATCAACGAACTAATTAGTGAAGGAAAATTATATAGACATGTTGATGTATATGGTGGTGAAAGAACTCTTTCAACAAAGCCATTTAAATAATATTTAATACAACACAGGGCATTGAGTTCTCTATATTTAACTCATAAGAAAATTTAAAATAAGAAAATCTATATGGATTACTCTTAATAGATTTTTTTCTAAAAGCAAGATCCTCTCATGGACTTGATGCCCTAACATATTTTTCTATTCTAAAACCAACAAACAACAGCAGTGTCATGGCTTTGCTTCCATCTCTTCACCTTACTTTGCAAAGAATAAGAGTATGAAGCGCTAATTTTGCTATCCAACTATAAAGTTATGATGTTGCTGGGAGAAGAGAAGACACAAATTGAAAACCAATAGGAAGAGTAAAGGACTGTTTTCTTCTTCTCCAGAAAGGAGGTTAATTTTTGTTTTTTATTTTATTTGTACTGGTGATAGTGATTTATTTATTTTTTATTTTTGAATAAGGAGGTAATCAGATGACGCCAGAAGAGACAAGAAACTATCTTAAAAGCTATAGGAATATGCGCAATCGAGTGGAGTACATCAATAACAAGATGATTAATGTTAAATCAATCAGATATGATGACAGTCCTAGCGGTTCATATTCAGAGCCTAAGACTCAGAACGATTACATCATGATGAAGGATAAGTATATTGCTCAGATGTCTCTTATTCGTGAGGATATTGAGAAACTAGACAACATGAATCATCGTGATGCATTGTTTTATAAGTATGTCGAACTAATGAGTGATTATGATATAGCCGACTTGATGCAGTATTCAGTAGGAACGGTAAGACACTTCCTTTGCTCTGGTATCATCGAATTATCTGAAGTTATAAATGATAAAAATGTAACAGAAAGTATAGAAAAGTCATGAAATCAAAACGCATTAGTAATATAAAGGTGCTAACATATAACATGTGGAAATAGTTTGATAGGGAACTATGATTTCAAGGCGCTTGTATAAGTGCCTTTTTATTTTGCCAGGAAGGAGAATAACAGATGAATGACATCAAGATAACGCAGAAGCCTATTGCTGATCTAATCCCTTATAGTCGCAATCCTAGAAGGAATGATGAAGCCGTTCCGATGGTAATGAACAGCATTAAGGAGTTTGGTTTTAAAGTTCCTATAGTGATTGATAAGAATAATATCATCGTATGCGGTCATACAAGGTTTAAAGCAGCGCTAAAGCTAGGACTTGAGACAGTTCCATGCATAGTAGCCGATGACCTCTCAGACGAGCAGATTAAGGCTTTTAGACTAGCAGATAACAAGGTATCAGAGAGAGCGGAATGGGATTTTGAAATCCTAAGCGGTGAACTTGATGACATTATCAATATAGACATGGATTCATTTGGGTTTGAGTCAATTGAATTTGAAGAACCTGAGGAAGACGATTCTGAAAAGGTTAATGAAAGAGAAAGAACAGGAAACGCATATAACCTTGATGAATATGATGAACTTAGAGCAATAGGATTCTATCAAATGCCTACACTTGAAAGAATTGACTATGTTCCTGATGATCTTGTTGGCTTCAATTATGTATTGAATTCTGATAGATATGAATCAGGTGTTCATTTTTACATTGATGACTATCAATTTGAAAGAATTTGGGCATCTCCTCAGATGTATGTTGATAAGCTGGCACAGTTTGACTGTATTCTTACTCCTGACTTTTCTCTTTACATGGATATGCCTATGGCCATGAAAATATGGAATGTATACAGAAGCCGTTTAATTGGTCAGATCTATCAGGATAGAGGGCTTAGAGTGATTCCTACTGTATCATGGGCTGAACCAGAAACATTTACTTTTTGTTTTGATGGTATTCCTTCTAACAGTACAATTTCAGTTTCTACTATTGGAGTTAAGCGCAGCAAGGAAGCCACAAAGATATGGACACAGGGCATGGACGAAGCTATGAAGAGGCTGAAGCCAAAGAACATACTTGTTTATGGTGGTGACATTGGCTATGACTTCAAGGGGGCTAATGTAAAATACTATGATAATCATGTGACAGAAAAAATGAAAAAATTAAAGAATATATAAATCATATATCGAAAGGAGCATAATATATATGGGTGGTAGAGGTGCATCAAGTGGAATAAGAAGAGGCAAAGCGAGCAATGCTAAATACAATGGCTTTAGCATTACTGATGAAAAAGGGAACACAAATCATTATATAGTTATTGGCGGAAAAATCTCGATGGCAACAACAAAAAATACGCGTGGGTCTTTGGTACGCTATTTTGATAGTAACCATCCTTTTCAAAAAGCTTACGATAAGTACGGGAATGTTGATGCGATTATCAAACGTGTTAATAAGGTCGGAAAGGGCAAGGCTTCAATTTTATCTGATAAGGCAGTAGAAAAAATGAACGATGATTATGCTAAAGAGTTAGCAAATAGAAAAACAGATTATACTGTCAGAAGTTCAAAAAAAGGCGTTAATAGACACAGATCATACTGGTCAGCAATGTAATGTTAAAGGCACTCGAAAGGTTTAAAATGACATTGGCATACTATCTTGAACGCAGAGATATCAAATACAAATTCAATAAAGTACTAGAAAAAAATAAAAGGAAGTATAAAAAATGGGTGGAAGAGGTGCATCAAGTGGAATAAGCAAAAAGAGAAATGTATACGGCTCACAATTTCACGCTGTAAAAGATTCTAATGGTAAAGCACTTGTAAGTGGGAATGTTAAATTTATTCAATCGAATTCAAGAGATTCCGAAAGTCTTATGGAAACAATGACAAAAGGAAGGGTATATGCGCTTACTGGTGGAGATGATTTGATAAAAATTGTATATTTCGACAAAGAAAACAAGCATGTCAAAGAAATAAATTTTGGGCATAAACATGCAGGCTTAGACCCCCATGTACATCACGGATATTTTCATAATGAGAATGATGGCAAAAAAGGCGCTACTAGATTAACCAAGGAAGAAAAGAAAATGGTTGAAAGCGTTGAAAAAGTATGGCATGCTTATCTTAGCAGAAGATAGTTTAGGCTGGCAGAACAGGTTGATAGACAAGGCATCGGTTCAATTCCGGTTGACTGCTAAGAATTTAGGAGCTCTTAAGGGCTCCTTTTTATGTTATTGAAAATGGTGAATTGACAATAAATTTAGCTAATAAAAAAATCAATAAATAAAAAGGCAGGTGATAGCAATGGCAAAAAGTGAGTTCGCAAACATGACACCAGAAGAAAGAAGAGAGAACGGCCGAAAAGGCGGACTTGCATCTGTCAAGGCAAGAAGAGAAAAGAAGGCAATGAAAGACAATCTTGCATCGCTTCTTTCCATGTCTCTCAAATCCGGTAAGATAGCTGATGTGGACACAATAAAGAACTTTGCTGCATTGAATGGCAAGAATGTGACTGTACAGGATGCAATACTCATTAAACAGGTTCAAAAGGCAATGAAGGGCGACACTAAGGCAGCAGAATTCATTAGAGACTTGAGCGGTAATAAGCCTGGCAGTAGTCTTGACATCAAGTCAAATGGACAGATAGTAATTATAGATGACATCGAATAGAGCAAAGCTTTCTGACATTATAGGCCCAGCGTTCTATGATCTTCATAAATATGTTAAGACCAATGCATATACACATTACTGGCTCAAGGGTGGACGTGGTTCCTTAAAATCTTCTTTCATTGGTACAGAAATTCCTTTAGGGATTATGAGAGATGCGAAACGTGGTGTAATGAGTAATGCCGTTGTTATCAGACGTGTAAAGGACACTTTAAGGGGTTCAGTCTATGAACAGATAAAGTGGGGCATATTCATGCTGAAGGCTGAAGAAGATTGGGACATACCTGAATCTAAGCTGCAGATGACATACAGGCCGACAGGACAACAGATAATATTCAAAGGTGCTGACAATCCTAAGAAGTTGAAATCTATCAAGGTGTTTGTCGGTTATGTTAAATATGTCTGGTATGAAGAATGTGACGAATTCGAAACATACGATAAAATAACCAATATCAATCAGTCACTTCTTCGTGGTGGGCATGAGTATTGTGTATTTTACTCTTTTAACCCTCCCGAATCACAACGTAATTGGTGCAACAGGCAAGTTCTAGTAAAAAGGGATGATACATATGTCTCTCATACAACTTACTTACAAGCACCACCTCAGTGGCTTGGGGAGCAGTTCTTAATAGAAGCCGACCACATGAAGGAGACAAAGCCTGATAAGTACAGGCATGACTATTTGGGAGAGGTAACCGGTACAGGTAGTGAGGTTTTCACAAACCTTGATATACGTGAGATAACCGACGAGGAAATACAGGTATTCGATAGATTAAAAAACGGACTAGACTTTGGTTATGCTGGTGACCCATTAGCATATGTTAAAGCAAACTATGACAAGACGCGCAGGCGTCTTTTTATTTTTGGCGAAGTATATGGAACTAGACTATCAAATGCCAAGGCCGTCAAACTTATCAAGGAGATCAACCCACTCAATAAGCTAGTCACTGCCGATTCAGCTGAACCAAGAACCATAAATGAATTTAAACTATTAGGTCTCAATATCATCGGTGCAAAGAAAGGCGCTGACAGTGTGGACAATGGAATAAAGTTCCTTCAGGACTTAGACAAGATAATTATAGACCCTGTTAGATGCCCCAATGCTGCACGTGAATTCAATGACTATGAAATTGAAATGGATAGAGACGGCAACCTTAGAGGGGAGTTCCCCGACAGAAACAACCACACTATAGATGCGGTTAGATATGCTATAGAAAATGAAATCCTTATGAAGAAGGCAAGAGCAGGAAAGAGGAGATTTTAAAAGATGTATTATACTTTCACGATTCCACGAGAAGAATTTGACGAGACAAACATAGACAGGAGCATGATCCTTCGTCTCATTAGCAAGCATTATAGTATTCGTGCTCCTGAGATATTGAAGAATGTCGGCTATTACTTTGGTAAGCATGCCATCATGAACAGGGAAAAGAAGTTCAAGAACCAGCCGAACAATAAGATCATGGTAAACCATGCTAAAGATATATCAGATACAGCAACGGGCTATTTTCTTTCAAACCCTATCACATTCAAGAAGAATACAGAAGACGGCAATATTGACAAGCTGACAGGTGCTTTTGTTGATGCTGAAACAGATGATACAGATTCATGCAATGCCATCAATATGTCACGTGCTGGTGTCGCTTATGAGTATGTTTACTTATGTGAGCATGAAAGCAAGCTGATGACCAAGACACTTGACCCATTGTCAACATTCAAGGTTTTCGATTCCTCAATTGAACAGCATGAACTATTCAGCGTTTATTATTCGATTGAAAAAGATGATTCTACTGACAGGTTCAATATCATCGCGACAGTAACAACTGAGAACTATGTCACAAGAATCGGAATCACTTGCAATGAGGAATTCGAAAAAGGCGAGTTTTCAGAACTAGGTGAGCCTTACCCACATTTCTTAGGTGAGGACCCTATCATTGAGTATAGAAACAACATGGACTGCATTGGAGACTATGAACAGCAGATTTCTCTTATTGACGCATACAATACATTATGCTCTGACAGAATCAACGATAAGGAGCAGTTCATTGACGCAGTACTTGTTGTCTATGGTGCTCTTTTAGGTGATGACGATGAAGAAGCAACAAAAGCGCTCCAGGCTATCCGTAAGAATGGTGTTATGGAACTTCCTAGTGATGCACGCTCTGAATATCTGACTAGAACATTTGACGAGAACGCAGTGGAAACACTCAAGCGCTCAATAAAGGAAGATATCTATTCACTTTCTCATGTTCCTAATCTGACAGATGAAAACTTTGCTGGCAACAGTTCAGGCATTGCTATTCAATATAAGCTTCTAGCACTTGAGACCCTCACCAAGACAAAAGAGAGATATTACAAGAAAGGGCTTAAGAAGCGTATAAGAATGTTCTGTACTTACCTCAATCTAAAGGCGATTGCTGCTGATCAGTCAATGATTGAGCCTGTATTTACAAGAGGACTCCCACAGAACCGTCTTGAATTATCACAAATCATTGCGAATCTTAAAGGTGTTGTATCAACTAAGACACTTCTTGCACTCCTTGACTTTGTTTCAAACGTTGATGATGAAATGAAAGAAGTCAAAAAAGAACAACAGGAAGCACTTGAAACACAGAAGCAGTTATTTGATACCGAAAATCAGAATACTCCTCCAGAAGATGAAGAAGAAACAGATGATCACAATGAAGATGGTAATAATGATGATGATGATGACAAAGACAAGGAATGATAGTGCTCTGTTATGACTAACATCAAAAACATAAAGTACTGGGAGATGCGAGAAGCAAGGAACATGTACAAGGATATGCAGTTAGCTGAGGACTGTGCCAAGGAGTTGAGCGTAATCTATAGCAAGGCTGCAATCTACACTGCCAAACAGATTGAGGGAATATTTAATAGATTCGCTTCAAAACATCATCTGACAAGAGACGAGGCTATTAATCTTCTTTCAGAGGCTGACAGCAGAAATTTCGAAAAACTGCTTGAAGCATACAAGAATAAGACAGGTGCCCAAAAAAGAGAGGTACTAGCAGAATTGGAAGCCCCAGCATACAAGAACCGTATGAAGAGGCTTGATGATATTAACAAGTCAATTAATAAGCTGATTAATGCCATTGCATCCAAGGAAAGAGATGCCATAGGGAAGACAATGCGAAAGGTCTATGAAAGCAGTTATCACCATGCAGTATATGAAGCTGCAAGAATGAGTGGTCTAGATCTTCAGACAGGACCTATTGATGAAGGCGCTCTTGAAACCATTCTGAAAAAGAAATGGTCAGGTCAGAACTATTCTGAAAGAGTATGGAACAATACTCAGAAGGTCGCTGATTCACTAAAAGAGGAGTTCATGATAGGAGCCCTCACAGGAAAGACAGAGAAGGAAATGACCGACTCAATCAACGAACAGTTCCTATCAGGTAGAAATAAAGCTAGAAGACTTGTAAGAACCGAATCATCATACATTCACAATGAGGCTCACTTCCAGGCTTACAAGGATTACGGCATAGAGGAGTATAGATTTGTTGCAACACTAGACCTTAGAACGTCCCAAATTTGCCGTGAGAGGGACGGAAGCGTATACAGGGTTAATGATAAGAAGATAGGTGTAAACGCCCCTCCGATGCACCCATGGTGTCGTTCTACGACTATTATGAATCTTGACGATGAAACTATGCATAATCTAGAAAGATTTGCTAGAGACCCTGTCACAGGTGAAAGGATGAAGGTTCCAGCGGACGAGACTTATAAAGAATGGCATAAAAGAATGGTTGAAAAGCATGGTGCAGATGCAATTAACACTGCTGAGAAGTCAGCTAAGAATTATTCTAGTGATAAGAAACAGCAGAAAAAATACCTCAGTTCATTGGATAAGGAAAATATGTCGTTATCACAATTAGAATTCCAAAAATCGAAGAATAAAAATAAAGAGGATTCGAAGAATAAAAAGAAAGAAGTATTGAAGAATCTAAAGACACATGTTAAAGATGCATCGGCTTCTATTGGCCAAGATAAAATAGTTCCTGTTAAGAAAGAGGAAAATACCAATACAAAATTAATTGAAAAGAATGATAAAGCATTAGACTTGAACAAAAAACCAGAAAGAGAAAGGATTATTTCTGAAAATAATAGTGTAATGCTTTCGGGAGAAACATCAAATACAATAGCAAAAGCGATTAAATTATTAGAAACTGACCAAAATTTATCAAGAGATGATTTAACAAATTTATTCCCTGAAAAAACTTATATAGGAGTAAATCCCTTTACTGGAAGAAAAATATACATATATGATAAAGACTTCTCTTATTTTATAAAAAAACATGTAACGGATGGGTCTCTTGACATACAGGATCTCATGACAGTAAATACCATATTAGATTATGATATGGCATTTATAACAGAAGATGGTGAGAGTTATTCATTTGTGAAAAAAGCAGAGCGAAAAAACGGAGCTTATGATATTGTTCTTAAATATATTAATGATGAAGAGGAAATTTTCCATTTCAATTATAAGAGTAAAAAATCTGCAGCTAAGAACATAAAAAGACTTAAAAAGAAAATGAGTTTATTGGATGTGAGAAATAAAAATATATTGACTTATTTAGATTTAAATGATTTAATATCAGTAGAAAAGGATAACTGATGTAGAAAAATCGGTCTCGTCTAACACGGCGTATATCTAATTAGATATATGGCGGATGAGGGATGCCCATTCTTAGAAATGGTTCGACCGCCCCTCCAGTTATCCTTTTTAATTGATTATCATTACGCAAATCGACTAAAAGAATAGTCGTTTTTTTATTTTATACAATCTCGAGGAAGGAGAACAACATGGCAAGAGATGATTATCATGTAATTGTTTATCAGATTCTATCCTACCTGTATATGCAGCTAAAGCAAGGGAAGGATATTGATGCATCGCTTATAAGACATGACAGTAAATATCTGCAGATCAACAGAAAGTACTGGACTTATGTCATTGTGAATCTATTAAATGAGGGATATATCAGTGGGATAGTGATTGACCAGGATATAGACGAAAACATAGAAATATACAACCTTGATAAATGCGAGATTACACCAAAAGGAATAGAATACCTTACTGATAATTCAACTATTGAAAAAGCCAAGCGATTTATGAAAGACTTGAAAGATATACTACCGTTCGTATAAGCCGACTATCTAGTCGGTTTTTATTTTGCTCAATTTCAAGAAAGGAGAACCATATGGCTGAAGGATTGAAACCACATCATCACCAGTACTTCGAGTATGACTGTAAAAGTCATTTTGACAGCCGTAGGCACGTCATTGTTAAGAAGGTGACATATATGTGCATGATATGCGGAAAACTCTCACACGAGACATATGAAGAGTACTGTCCGCCTCCCAAGGAAAGAAAACCTAAAGCATTGATGAAATACAGAAGCAGACAGAAGAGCGGTTGATGTTCTTCTTTTTTTCTGTTTGTCCATAACGTGCATATGACATTAAAAGGTGCATGGATATAACAGTCATACGGACTATAAACGGAGGAATTAAGTTATGGAATATATTAAGAATATGATGCCTTTGAACCTTCAGCTTTTTGCGGAAGAAGGGGAAGAGGGGGAAGAAGACACAGGCGACGAAGGGAATCCCGATAATGCGCAGTCAGGTGAACCGGAAGATGATAAAGCCAAAGTAACAACCCTCACAGAAGACGATGTGGACAGAATCGTCCAGAAGAGACTTGCCCGTGCAAGAAAGAAGTGGGATAAGGAACATACGGAAGCCGAAAAGCTTCAAAAGATGACAGATGATGAAAAGAAGCAGTATGAGGAAGACAAGAGAAAAGAAGACCTTGACAATAGAGAAGCAGCAATTACTCGTAGAGAACTGACTGCAGTTGCCAAGGAACAGCTTAATGCTGCAGGAGTACCAGCGGATATGGCTGACTTCATTGACTACACTGATGCTGATACAGTGAACGAATCTGTCAAAAGACTCTCTAAAGCATTCAAGGGAGCAGTTCAGCAGTCTGTTGATGACCGATTGAAAGGCAAAGCCCCTTTAGATAAGGCTAAAAACACTGTATTGACTGCTGAAGAAGAGGATGCAAGAAAGGCATTCGCGAATGCACTTAAATTTTAGAAAAGAGGTATAGAACATGGCAATTAACACATTAGCGTATTCAACTATTTTTCAGACTGAACTAGATAAACAGATGGAGCATCTCACTCTTACATCATGGATGGATGCCAATGCCGGACAGATTAAGTATGACGGTGGTGCAGAGGTAAAAATCCCTAAGATGTCATTAGTGGGCTTAGGAGACTATAACAGAGATGAAGGATATAAACAGGGTGCTGTTACTCTTGAATATGAAACATTCAAAATGACACAGGACCGTGGAAGAAAGTTCCTTCTTGATGCAATGGATGTAAACGAAACTAACTTTGTGGCTTCTGCTGGCACTGTCATGGGAGAATTCCAGCGTTTACATGTTGCCCCTGAAGTAGATGCTTACCGTATTTCTAAGGTTGTTTCTGATGTTACAGAAAAGAAATCAGCCAACATCCTAACAACTGCATTGACTGAACAGAATATTCTTTCTGAATTAGAAAAGGCAGCGGATACTATCCGTGATAAAGGATATCAGGGTGATATCATCTGTCATATTACATATGATACTTTAAGATTATTAAAGGAAAAGATGGTAAACAGCAACCTTACATCAGGTAAATTAACTATTGGAAATATCACATTAGACATCTATAAGCTTGATGAAATCACATTCATTCCTACACCAAAGAACAGAATGTATTCAGCTATCAAGGTTGATGCTGGAGCAACAAAAGACGCAGGTGGATATACAAAGGGTGAAACTGCTAAGAATGTAAACTTCTTAATGGCGCCAATCAATAGTGTTATCGGTGTTACTAAACAGGACAAGACAAGAGTATTTGACCCTGATACTAACCAGGATGCAAATGCTTGGCAGATTGACTATAGAAGATATCATGACTGCTGGGAAAAGGACAACATGCTTGACCTAATCATTGCTAACGTCTCAGCTGATGCATAATGATCATTGTAAAAAGAATCAACGTTGAAAGAGTCATCCATGAGGATGACCTTCAGCGTTATACCAAACAGGGATATCGTGTCATTGAAGACAAGAAGAATGATGAAGATACTCCTGTAGAAAACAATGAGGTGACGGACCTCAACGATATGACTGTTGACCAGTTAAAGACTATTGCAAAGGAAAAGGGCGTTAGCGGATATTCTAGTCTTGTTAAAAAGGAATTGGTCGCAGTTCTCACTAAGATGCAGGAGGAGTAATCTATGGATCTAGTTGAGATTGTTGCTGAAAGAACAGGAACGAGTCAGGGGCGTGCAAAAATCTATGTTGAAATGGCAAAACAGCGTGCTCTTGCACATACAAACCGCACTGTATACATCACTTCAATGGATTTCTGTGTGGCTGATCTAGCATGTGCCATGTACTTCAGAGAGGGCATGGTCGGAGAATCATCACATTCAGAAGGTGGCATCACATCTACTTTTCAGTCTTCCACTTATGAAGATATTCTCTCAGCTATCAACAACTTGAGACTGATTCGTGCAGGAGGAATCGTTCACGAAAAGAAGCCGGAGGGGAACCAATGAGACTTTCAGCGCTTAAGAACTATTCTGTATATGAGCCTGTCATCGAAAAAGATGGTGAAGGTGTCACTACTGAAAAGTGGTTCAAGAGAAAATCAATGCTTCTTGAGATATGGCCTGCATCCGGTAAGTTACAGGCTGAAATGTATGGGGAGAGACTGAACTACATTCTTAATATGATTCTTCCCAAGGATAAGGATGATGATTTCAGACCCACTGAAAAGTGGGGAGTGAATGTCTATAATCAGTCAATCGATGAACCGGATTACAGAATCATCAGCATGAAGGAATATAACAGGCACTATCTCTATGAACTGGAGAAGATTATTAAATGAGTCTTAAGGGTGCTAATGAATTATTTAGAACGCTTCGTGCTATAGATGCCGTTCTTGAGAACCCTGAACAGGTTCTCGGAAAGGCTGCGGAAACCATAAGAAGTGGGTGCGTTCTTGAGTGTCCTGTTAATGATGGTGAATTAAGAAACAAAGGCATAAAGACAAGAGTTGAAGGTGATAAAGGGTATGTCTATACCACATTGCCATATGCTCAATATGTCGAATTCGGAACAGGTCGAAAAGGTGCTGCAGACCATGCTGGAATATCTCCATATGCACATCCTTCTTATACGATGGAGCCTTGGTGGATTCCTGAAGATAAGCTATCAGAAAGTGCGATAAAGCATTATCATTGGGTAGTTATCGAAGTAAATGGAAAGAGATATTACAGGTCGGATGGACAGGCTGCACAGCCATTCATGTACCAGGGAGCAAAGAAGACTGAAAAGAAAGCAGTAAAAGATGCTGGTATTGTAATTAGCCAGTTAATTGAAAAGGATTAAAAGCATATGATCAACATTAAAGACAAAGTATATAAGGCTCTGACAGGTGAAGGCCTTGAAGTCACTGACATCTATCCTAAGGACTGGGCTAAGCTTCCAGCCGTTCAGTATGTTGAGGAAGATAACAGCGTGGCAGAATGGACGGATGACAAGGAGCAGATATCACATGTCCTTTACAGAATTGAAATCTGGGATACTAAGAGTACATCGGGTACAGCCTTGAAAGTTGATAAGGCATTATCAGCAATGGGGCTCAAGAGAGTATCATGCAGAGATATTGATGATGCATCAGGACTTAGACACAAGAAAATGAGTTATGAAGCATATTATGATAGTGATTACATCTATCACGGTATGTAACTGATAAGGAGGAATTATATAATGCTAGCAAATGGCGCTAAATTATCATATGACAAGACAAACAAGGGAACTTCTTTCACTGAACTTCCAGGGTTGAAGAAGCTTCCTGACATGGGAATTGAAAAAGAAAAAGTTGAAAACTCTTCACTTGATGATGCAGTTAAGGTCTATGAGTTTGGTATCGGAGACCCTGGAGACCTTGAATATACATTCAAGTATGACAACAGCAAGCCAACATCTTCATATAGATTAATGAGGGAACTAGAAAAAACAGGAGATACCGCAATGTTCAAGGAAACATTGAAGGACGGTACTACAACTACATTCTCAGGACAGGTCACTGTTAAAAGAGCAGGTGGCGGTGTCAATGATGCTATTGAATTCACTGTTGCAATCGCATTACAGTCTGAACTCACTGTTACTGACCCAACAGACGTAGCAGCATAGAAAGGAAGATATAGATAAATGGAAGTAAAAGCAAAAAGAAAACCCTTCATCATTTGGAAGATTGGTGAAGAAGAATACAGATTAAAATTAACAACAGGAGAAATCTCAAGACTAGAACAGATGTATGGGGGAAGTCTTATCAATCTTCTTAATACAGAAACAGGCATGACACCATTATGCACTATGCTGGACATCGTTCATGGTGGTCTTCAGAAATTCAACAGCAACATCGACAGAAGCGATGTGAATGATATGTTTGATAGATACATCGATGAAGGTGGCTCACAGACAGAGTTCCTTAGTGATGTTCTTATTCCATTGTTCCAGGTATCGGGTTTTTTCTCTGGGGCTCTCGAAACGAAAATGGAAAAGGAAATGGCAGAAGCCAAGAAGAATCTCTAGAAGATATCCTGATTACAGATTACATATACAAGGCGGTCTATGATCCAGCGCTTGATGCTGGAGTAGACCCCTTTTCATTTTGGAATTATTCGTTAGATGAGCTATACGATATTATTTCAGCGCATGAAAGAAAGAAAAAAAGAAATGGTGCGACAGGAAGCGATATCTCTTCAGATACAGGCCCTTCAGATAAGGGATTGTATTTCTGCTGTCCTTAATGGCAAGGATGATTCATTCACTCCTGCACAATTGTGGGACTTCTATCCTTCACTTTTTGAAGAGGATAGGAAAGAGTTTGAAAAAGAGAGGGAAAGAAAAGAGATTGCAAGCGCTAGATCTTCTCGTATTGCCTTCAGTAGAAGACATAATGAAGCATTAAGAAAAAGAAAGGCGGTGATGCAGAATGACGGTAGAGGAACTGCAGATAGTAATATCTGCTCAGACGAAATCAGCGAAATCAGAACTGAACAGCGTGAAGAATGAAGTCACCGGCCTAAAGAATCATGTTGATAAGGTCACAGGATCAATTGGCAATTCATTCAAGAGTATCCGCAATATTGTGGCGGGTCTTGGTATTGCTTCTCTGATTAAATCAACGATATTAGGGAATGTTGATGCTGCAATCAAGAGAGTTGATACTCTTAGCAATTATAGCCGTGTGATGTCGAATCTAGGCGTTGGCAGTGTTCAAGCGAATGCATCTGTACAGAAACTAAGCAATAAGCTTATTGGGCTCCCAACAACCCTAGACGATGCATCAGGCGCAGTACAGAGATTTACGTCAGTAAACAGTAATATCTCTAGATCAACAGATATGTTCCTTGCACTAAATAATGCTATTCTAGCAGGCGGTGCAAGTTCTGAGATACAGAAATCAGCCTTAGAACAGTTGTCACAGTCATATGCTAAGGGTAAACCTGATATGTTTGAATGGCGTTCAGCGATGACTGCAATGCCTGCACAGATGAAACAGGTGGCTGAGGCCATGGGTTTTGTCAATGCTTCAGCATTAGGCGAGGCATTAAGAAATGGAACAGTATCAATGGACCAGTTCATGGATACAATCATGCAGTTAAACACTCAGGGCATTAACGGCTATCAGTCATTTGAGGAACAGGCAAGAAATGCGACAGGTGGAATTGCTACATCAATCGCTAATATGAGAACAGCTATTGTTAGATGTATGTCAGATGTAATGAACACAATCGGGCAGTCTAATATTGCTGGATTCTTTACCAATATTGCAAAGGCAATTAATTCCTGCGTCCCATATGTTGTTGCATTCACTAAAGTTGTTATGGTCGCCGTTGGGTATCTGACGGCACTGTTTGGCGGCAAGTCAAAGAAGTTGAGTTCTTCTTTTGGTGGAGTGTCAAACAATGCTAAGAAGGCAGCAGGAAACACAGGGGCTCTTGCAAAGAATATGAACGATGCTTCCAATAGTTCGCAGAAGCTTTCTAAAGGCGCAGGTGGAACAGGAAGCGGATTAAAAAAGGCAGCAGGTAATGCTTCTAAACTCAAGAAGGAATTGAAAGGAGCTCTTGCTGGATTCGATGCAATCAATAACATCAATTCAAGCAATGGTTCAAGTGACCCGTCTTCAGGTGGCTCAGGTGGTTCGGGCGGTGCTGGTGGTTCCGGTGGTGATATCGGCGGATTCAGCATGGATGACAGTGGTGCAGAAGAACAGAAAGGGCTTCTTGAAGAAGTAGACAAGCAGTTAGAAGAAATCAAGAAGAAGGTTGCGGAATTCTTCCAGCCATTAAAGCAGTCATGGGATAAGTTTGGTGCGCCGATGATTGCAGCTGCAGTATATGCATTTAATGGTGTCAAGAATCTTCTTATGGAAATCGGCAAGTCAATGTATACAGTGTGGGAAAACGGCACAGGTGCAAAGACTGTCGAACTGATATTGAAGATATTTACTAACATATTCAAGATAATTGGCAACATCTCTCAAGGACTGGCTGATGCATGGAACACTGCAGGCCTAGGTGATTCAATCATCCAGCATTTATGGAATATATTTAACTCTATATTGAAGATCATCAATGAGATTCTGAAAATTGTGAGAGATATTACTAAAGCGATTGACTGGACTGCTGTATTAGGTGCAGTGGATGTGGTCCTTATTATCATTGATGAGTTATTCTCTTTCATAGCAGATAATGTAGGTCGTATTCTTGGCATACTCTCAGTTATTGCGGGATTATCATTATTTTCTACTCTTGCTGGAATTCTTGGTACTGTTATCACACAGATACAGCTTGCAGTAGGAGTATTTTCAGGTTGGGCATCACTTGCAACTGCATTGAGTGGTGCATTTGGAATTCTTCCACAGATATTCGCATCTATTGTAATGGCGGTGAATCCTGTAAATGTCATCATAGGGGCAGTCATTGCTACAGTGGTAGACTTATGGCAGAAGAGTAAGAGCTTCAGAGATGACATAGTAAGCATTCTAGGAAATATCGCTACTATTGTTCAGAAGGTATTTCTAAATATTGTTGCACCTATCATTGATACAGTTGGTGAAATCATCATGGATTTTGTGGGCGATGTTCTCAAGCCGTTGTGGAACGCATGGGAGAATGTATTCCAGAGCATAATGGGATTATTAAGCGATTTTCTTAAGTTCGTCACACCAATCTTCAGCACAATTCTTGATATTCTAGGACCTATATTCAAATTGGCCTTAACACTATTGAGAGGTGTATTTGATATGGTATTTGCTGCAATTAGGGGAATTATTGAACGCGCAGACAAAACAATCTGCGAAAGAGTCAACAATATCAGAGAATTCTTCCGTAATCTAGGTGAATGGATGGAAGGAACTTTCGGTTTCAAATGGAAGAATGTGTTTGAAACGGTTAAGAATGTTGTCAAGGCGTTCAGAGACTACGTGGGGCCTATCATTAATTCATTGGAAGTTGTTTTCTTGGGTCTTACTAGCTTTATCAGTGGTGTATTCTCAGGCAACTGGAGAAGAGCATGGTTTGGTGTTAGACAGATATTTGAAAGTATTGTTTCTGGATTAAGCCACATCTTCAAGGCTCCATTGAATTTCATGATTGATGGAATCAACAAATTCTTAAGTGGTATCGGCAAGATAAAGATTCCTGACTGGGTTCCGGGTGTCGGTGGAAAAGGATTCTCAATTCCTAGGATTCCTAGACTAGCAAAAGGTGGTATCGTAAGTGCATCCACTATTGCCAATATTGGCGAAGCAGGAACAGAAGCAGTAATACCATTACAGAGAAACACACAGGGACTTGATATGATTGCTGAAAAGATTTCAGAAAGATTATCACTTTCTCAGAATGACGGCACAGGTGCTACTTATGTCATTAAATTAGTGCTTGATGACGGCAGAGTAATCACTAAGATGGTGATTGATAATATCAAGGACTATGAAGCACGCACAGGCAAGCCTGTATTTGACTATTAGGAGGTGGAATAAATGGCAGATGAAGCGAAAATCAAGATAAACGGAACACTTATTCCGACTCCTTCAGAGATTAGCGTAGAAATCAATGATTTAGATTCGGATAGTGTCAGACCTGTATCAACAGGCATATTAAGAAGAAATAGAATACGTTCTAACATGTTAAAAATCACATGTACATATAAGTTGAATACATTCACAGATGTAATGAATATTCTGAAGGTACTCACTCCGGCAGAGTTCACAGCAGAACTCTACATTCCTGATCATGGTATCAGAGGAACCAAGAAGATGTATGCTTCAAATAAGAAGTACAATTATAAGAGAGTGCAGTCTGGTCTAAAGGCGGATTCATTCTCTTTCTCTCTGATTGAGGTGTGATCATATGCTTATAAAATATGGAGAGACAAATGTAACGAACAGACTTCTTGATTATAAGATGTCTGTCTCTTTTGCTGACTGCCGTATGATAGGCAATGTGCCATCAATTGAACTGACAATGAAGTTCGATAATTATGACGGCATTCTTGACAATATCGACATCAGCAAGTACTGGGAAGTCAAGGAGAATGATGCATCTGATACAAGATACTTCAAGGTGTATGATCAGCCGGAGAAGTACACCAAGGAACTCACTCTTAAGATGTACGACAACAATTATTCTCTTGACAAGGCATACGATACTAAACTGTCTTATCCTGTCACTATAAAAGACCAGCTAGACGAGATTGAAAGTCTGACTGGTCTTTCTATTATTCGTGAAGGAATACCGCAGTACGTTCTTGATAAGAGCGTATCATGGTATGATAACACGATTGTGATAAGAAACTATCTTGGGTGGATTGCTGAGCTGTTTGCAGCAAATGTCTATGCAGCAGGGATTGATTCTATTAGGTTTGTTCCTATTGAAAAGACTGCCTTTGCTGCTACACAGGATTTAACAGATTATGAGAAGAATGAGGTGTATACACTCACAAGAGTATATGCTGAAAATGGTCTCAATCCTCTTTCTAAAGGCGACGAAACAGGAAATACGCTATTTATTGATTCAGCAAATCTATATGCAGATGAACAGATCATCATAGACAGCATCTATGACAGACTTAAAGGATTGACTTTCAACCAGGTGAAGAATGTCACAATGATATCGGTTGATAACCTTCTTCCTGGTGCTCTTGTCAATTATAACAGTAATGAATTCACTTTCTTTGTATCGGATCTAACTGTTAATTACAAGGGTGGACAGTTCTCTATGTCTACGGTTGACGGCAGTGTGACAACAAAGAACGAAGAAAAGACAGTGAAACGTGTATCTAATACAACACGAATCAGAAAACTGCAGGTCCAGCAGGACCAGGAATCATTGAAACTAGATATAATCGCAAAGGAACAGGAAGGCATCAATGATAAGATGGCGCAATTAAGCCTGTCCAATGAGAAGATATCACTAAGGGTATCAGAAGTTGAAGAAAAGGCTGGAGAAGCAATAAAACAGGCACAGGGTTCAGTTAAGAAGTTTGTTTGCGAGTATGCTTCTTCGAATGACGGAACGATTCCACCAGAAACAGGCTGGTCAGAGACTGCACCGACATGGCGTCCTGGATTCTATATATGGCAGAGAACGGCCACGACGATCAACAATACTGTCACATACAGTACGCCAGTATGTATAACAGGTGCAAAAGGTGAGGATTCTATATTGTTGTGTATAGAATCATCAAATGGCACGACATTCAAGAACAGCGATGTTGCAACTATATTCACAGTAAATATCTATGTGGGTGGAGTTGTGATTGATAACTCTTCAAAACTGAGAGAAACATTTGGAGATAATGCATATCTGCAGTGGTTCATTAAAAGGCATGGAGAGACAGAATTCAGTAAGATTCCGTTAGATGATTCAAGACTCAACGATAACGGATTCATGTTTACTATTTCTGCAAAAGACATTAAATTCAAGGCAGTATTCAACTGCGAATTAAACATTTAGGAGGAAACAAAATATGGCAATTAAAGCGGTCAATCAAATTGATGTAATTGACTTAACTGATGGCTATTCCGTTGTATTAACAAGCGATAGCCATACATTTTTAGGTACTACTACTTCTGTAAACGGTACACAGACAACTACTACACAGGTAATGGCATTATGTGGTAGTGAACAGGTTCCATGTACTGTAGGAACTATTACATGCCCTACAGGAATCTCAGCAGTTTCTGATGGTAAGACACCAATGCCAACAATCACAGTTACTGCAACATCTGCATTAACTAAGAGTGGTACTATTACTATCCCTATCGTCGTTGATGGTGATATTACTATCAACAAGACATTCAGTTACTCAATCGCATTCAAGGGTCAGACAGGTCAGAATGGTACAAGTGTTACCGTAAGTTCAACATCAGTTACTTACCAGGTTGGTGCAAGTGGAACTACTAAGCCAACAGGGGAATGGAGCGCTACTGTTCCAAATGTACCTAATGGTCAGTTCCTTTGGACTAAGACAGTAGTCAAGTATTCTGACGGCAAATCAACAGAAGCCTATTCAGTTTCTTATAAAGGTACAAACGGCTCAAATGGTTCAAACGGTACAAGCGTTACTGTAAGTTCAACATCAGTTACATACCAGGCAGGCACAAGCGGCACTACTCCTCCAACAGGAACATGGAGTACTACAGTGCCTAGCGTGGCAAATGGGCAGTATCTATGGACTAAGACAGTTGTTAATTATTCAGATGGTAAGTCTACTGAATCATATTCAGTTTCCTACAAAGGTACAAACGGCACAAATGGGAAGGATGGCTTAGATGCTATCACTATGGCAATCACTTCAAGTGGTGGAACAATCTTTAAAAATACCGCTATTGCTACAACTTTAACTGCTCATGTCTATAAGGGTGGGGTTGAAGTAACTGGCTCTGCGTTATCTGCATTAGGAACCATCAAGTGGTACAAGGATGGTGGAACTACTGCAGTAGCAACAGGGGCAACATATACAATCGGTGCCGGCGATATTACAAACAAGGCAACATTCAGCGCACAGTTAGAAGGATAATCATATGATTAAGGCATCGGCTAGCATGACCCTCGTGAGAGTCAATGATGGCGAGGACGGGCAGGGGATTCGCTCAATCACTCCGGAGTATTATCTATCAGATTCTGCAACGAAAATGCCCGACGCAAGCAGTAGCGGGTGGAAAAGCGTTCCCGATGACTACATTGACAAGCATTATTACTGGGTTAGGTCAAAAATATTATGGGATGATGGAACATATACAACGACCACCCCAGTGCTTGCAAATGACCTAAAGTCAATCATTGATGATTACGACAACAGAATAAACAACATGAACAGTCAGCTGCAGCAGGCGACTAAGGATGCTTCTTCATCTATTGAGCAGACCAAGGCATCCATCTTACAGACAGTATCAGAGAATTATTACAGTGCCTCTGACGGCGCAAACCTTGCTTCTACTGTATCTACTATTCAGCAGACAACAGAAAGCATTCAGATGGGATTTGTAAAGAAAGAAGACTTTAGTTCTCTTTCTGATACTGTATCAAACAATCAGACTCAGCTGAACACTTATATCAGATTCAATGCAGAAGGCATAGAGATAGGTAAACAGGAATCTGAATTCAAAACCAAACAGACAAACAGCAAGTACTCTATTCTTCAGAACAATGACGAAGTAGCGTACTTTGCTAACAACAGAATGTATAACTCAAACATCGAAGTTTCTAGTTCACTAAGAATCGGAAACTTCGGATTCATTGTTAACCACGATGGATCTTTAACCTTTAAGAAAGTAGGTGGTGACTGATGGCAACAAGCGCATCATGCAGTGCGTCTTTCGGTGGTGGCAATGGTAATGTCACAATGACAATGACACGAACAGGTGTTAATGTTGACGGAAACTATGATTTATGGACTGCTACACTGACAAAGTACTATAAGTGGAATATTAACTCAAACGCTACTAAATACGGCTCTATGTGGGCTAATGGCGTGCTGTTATGGTCTGGTGGAGTAACTATCGGAGGCAGTGGAACAAAAACACTTGCTACCGTTACGAATATCAAGATTCCTCATGACAGCAACGGTAGCAAGCATTTTGATTTCTCATTCAGCCAGGAACTCAAAGTTACATTATCCGGTAATTATGTTGGCAGTGTATCAGCTTCGGGAGGTATCGACTGCGATGTTATTCCGAGAGCGACTAAGCCATACTGTTCTCCAGCATCTGTATATTTTGGCAACAGTGTCACAATCAAGACACCAAGAGCATCTTCTGATTTTGGACATGTAATATCGTACAGTTATTATGATACGAATGTACAGATTGCTGATAATCAGTGGAATGATGAATTCAAGTGGACGGTTCCAACTTCACTGATCAACAAGATGACTAACACGTCATATTCATATATGACATTCAAGGTAGATACATACAATCGTGCCGGAAAGTACATCGGTACTAACTACTGCCGATTGGATTTAGTACTACCATCGGGCTATGAGCCTAGTGTCACAGGAATCACATACACAAACGAAGATGCTGCAATCGCAAAAAGATTCGGAGCATCAACAATTATACAAGGTGTTTCGAAAGTCAAATGCAATGTATCTACCTCAACAAAGAATGGTGCTACAATCACGTACTACCAAAATGAAATTGACGGACAGAGTATACCTGGTCCTAACAGTTTCTTTACAACTCAGCCGTTGAAATCGTCTGGTACAGTTACGCTTAAATCGACAGTCACAGATTCAAGAGGACAGAAGGCTACACTCTCAAAGAATATCAGTGTCACACAGTGGTGGTCACCGGCTGTTAAGAATGTCAGTGCACAGCGTTGGAACGTGACATCTAACAAGGCTGACGATGAAGGTACGGCGGTTAAGATTACTTATTCATTTTCAATCGCACCAGTTGCAAATAAAAATGATAAGACTGTCATGATCCAGTACAAAAACGGAGAAACATGGACTACTCTTGCAACTTATACAGATTCATACAATGCAGAAAACAAGGTATATATATCATCTGCCGGCAAGTTCAGTACAGATAATGCCTACTCGTTCAGAGTGCTTGTGAAGGATTACTTCACGACAGACGGTGTTGCATCCTATGCTGCTATTGCTCCTTCATTTAAGCTGCTTGATTTTTCAGCAGACGGCAGAGGAATTGGTGTTGGATGCAAGGCAGAGAGTGGTAAGTTAAAGGTAGATATGCCTCTTGAAGCGCAGTCATTTAATGGGTATGTATTTGATTTTGATACAGAGAATCAAGTAGATACGTGGGTGCCCGTGCTCACGGATAAGAAGATACAGCATAGAGTTATTGGCTGGTCTGATTGGATCTCTTGTGGAACTAATGCATGTGGTATCACACTGAAATACCGATATAACGACGGATTGAAACTCTGCGAAATAAACTGGGATGGTTCGTTGACTGCTCCAATTGGTGGAAACACAGGGGGATATATATGGAGTAATTTCCCTAACGATAAAAAGCCTAGGCAAAATGTTTTCGTTCCTGCTGTTTATCCAGGAGGAACTTTAGTGGTACGTTTTTACCCCATAACCAACGATGGTACAAAGAATCAATGGACCATCACATCATTGAAAGACAATGTAAATAGTGCATACGTATGTGGCACATTTATTTACTCATATGCTTAAAAAGGAGAAGGAAATATGAAATTATATGATACATCATTGAAATACATGGATGCGATTAACGCAATCGGAGGCACTATTGTAGCGGTATTGACTGCTGCATTAGGCACACATTGGTTTTTATTCGTAGGATTTTTAATCTTGAATATTATCGACTACATCACAGGAATTAGAAAGTCTAGATTAACAGGCAAAGAAAATTCTGCGAAAGGAGTGCGTGGTGTATGGAAAAAGTTGGGGTACTGGCTAATGGTGCTAGTCGCATTCCTTGCATCAGCGATTTTTATCGAAATCGGTCAGACAATCAATGTCGATTTAACAATTACTACTTATGTTGGGTGGTTTACGCTAGCATCACTTATTATTAATGAATTAAGAAGCATTCTAGAGAACTTTGTAGAATCCGGTGACAACGTACCATCTGTTTTAACTAAAGGCTTAGAAGTAGCAGAAAATGCTATTAACAAGGAGAATAACAATGGGTAATGACGAATTTCTAAAAATTGCAGTTGAAGAAGTAAGAAGATATACAAAAGAACATCTAGAAGATTCACAGGATTTCGATATCTATGTAGTGTGGGTATGCAAGACACTTCAGAACAATAAGGCATTGCTATCAACTACACTGTTAGACGGAATGTATTTTGAATGTACTTATAACGGAGACAAACAAGAAATGTATCTTGATGCATACCGTAAATTAGAAAACAGATGTATTAAGGCGGAGGATTAAACAATGGAATTACAAGACACAGTAGAATTAATGAACAGTTCTGATTATAAGGATAGATTTAAAGCAGAATATTGGCAGGCAAAAATCAGATATGACAAGTTAGATGACATGACAGTTAAGTATGAGGCACGTACTTTGACATTCATTCCTAGATGTTCGCTTGAGTTACTCAAGGAGCAAAAGAAGCATTTAGGAAATTATATTCGCACTCTTAAGATTAGAGCGGAAATCGAAGGAATTGAATTATAAGAAAGAAGGTATAAAGTATGATTATTAATGTACATGGTGGACATTCTCTTAAATGCAGAGGAGCAACAGGATTATTAGACGAAGTCAATGAAGACAGAAAAGTTAAAAATAAAGTCATTGAGTTGCTAAGAGCAAACGGACATACAGTATATGACTGTACTGATGATAATGGAAAAGACCAGAATTCTAACTTAAAAGCAATTGTAAATAAGTGTAATGATCATAAGGTTGACTTAGATGTCTCTATTCATCTCAATGCTGGAGGCGGAACAGGTACAGAGGTATATGTCTATAGCGACAACTCAAAAGCCAAAGATGAAGCTGAAAGAATCGTCAAGAATATTTCTAACACTCTAGGTATTAGAAATAGAGGTGTTAAAACATCTACAAAGTTATATGTGTTGAGAAAGACTAATTCTCCAGCACTTCTAGTTGAGTGCTGCTTTGTTGACAACGCTATTGATAAAGTGAAGTGGAATAGTGACTTATGTGCAAAGGCAATTGTAGAGGGTATCTTAAATAAGAGTGTAAACGAACATGTTGAAACTCCTACACCTAAGCCACAGACAAATACATCTAATGCATTAGGTACTTATATGATTACTGCTAGTGACTTAAAGGTACGCACAGGACCAGGAATGAAATACAGAGTCAAGACACACGACGAATTGACTAAGGACGCTAAGGCTCACGATTACGATAAGGACGGATGTATTAATTACGGAACTCGTGTTACAGTTTCTAGATTTGATGGGGATTGGGCAAAGATTCCAAGCGGTTGGGTTGCTAAAAGATATTTGAAAAAAGTCTAA